TCCAGCAAGGAGGACAGATGCCCATCATCGCACCGAAGCAGCGCATCGAGGCGCCTGCTACCAGCCCCACCACTGGCGGGCTGTTCTCCCAGGTCGCCCCCATCGAGGACTCCTCGATCCGCTGGGAGAACGGGGTCACGTGGGAGGACGTCGAGCGCGCCGACATCGGCTCCATCGGCCAGTACCAGAAGCCCGGAACCGTCGCGGGCCTGCCCAAGACCCTCGACACGCCGAAGGGCGTGACCCGCGAGTCCCTGGAGCCGCTGACCCTCTACGCCGTGTTCCGAACCACCCCGCTAGACCACACTCCCGAGGAGGCCGTCGCCATCGCGGCGCAGCGCCTCGCTCAGTACGAGGAGTTCGAGGTCGAGAAGGCCCTGTGGTCCGGCGTCAAGGGGGCAGGTCCCGCCCTGACGAAGGTTCAGGAGTGGGCCAACAACTCCGGCCCTCAGGATGCCGAGAGCGCCTGGAACGCTGCGGAGCACTACGCCCGCACCCCTGGGATTCGTCCCACCTTCCACGTCTCTCGGCGCCTGTGCGGCCTGCTGACGGCCCGCCAGATGTTCGAGTGCAAGTCCGACGGGACGTTCCGGACCAGGATGGGCACTCCCGTCGTGGCCGGGTACGGCTACGCGGACAAGCCCCCGGTCATCGTCTCCACCGGCCCGATTCAGATCTACCGCGGGGACGTCTTCACCTCGACCAACGCCGGGGGAGGCTTCGACAAGGGGCAGAACGACCTGACGGCGGTCGCCGAGCGGCAGTACGTCATCGCGTACAACTACGACGATGCCTACAAGGTCCAGGTCCGGACCGACCCCGGCTCGGGAACCTACAAGCCCCGGACGTTCTGAGTCCCTATGACCTACATCACCAACTCCAACACCAACGGAAAGGATGCGCTGAGCCATGGCTAAGACGCACTCATACACACCAGTGCTGGGGAAGCGCATCCGCGTCACCCCGCTGGACACCTGCGGCAAGTTCGACAAGGCGCAGCACAAGCCGGTGGCCACCTCCGGCTTCGTGTCGGTCAAGCTCGCCGCCGAGGTCGAGGACGGCACGGAGATCACGGTCCGCAAGGCCGACGGCTCCCTGTGCGTCAACGAGAAGCAGTCCAACACCTTCAAATATTTCACGGTAGAACTCGAGTTCTGCGGCGTGAACCCCTCCGTCCTGGACATCGTGACCAACGCCACGAAGTACCTGGACCACGCCGGCGACACCGCGGGCTTCAAGGTTGCTTACGGCAAGATCGAGAAGAAGTTCGCCCTGGAGCTGTGGACCGGCCTGTCCGGTCAGGCCTGTGCGGCCGGTGCGGAGGACGCCAGCGGCTACCTCCTGCTGCCCTTCCTCACCGCCGGAACCGTCGGCGACATCGAGGTCACCGGTGAGGACGCCGTGACGTTCTCCATGACCGGCGCTGTCACCAAGTCCGGCAACGCTTGGGGCGTCGGCCCCTACGACGTGGTCAAGAAGGCCAACGGCGCCGGCGGCGGCTTCATCAACGCGAAGCTGCCCACCCCGCTTGACCCGCTCGACCACCTCCTCATGATCGACACGGCTCTCGCTCCCCCGCCGGACAGCGACCAGCCCGTCACCGTCGCCTGAGTAACCCCTCTCAGACGCACTGACAGCCCCGTAGAGCGCACAAACGCCTTGCGGGGCTGTCGCCGTACCTGCTCCACGTGAAACCGGCTCTACGCCCCTTAGGATGGTCCTATAGGTATACTCATACGTGCGGGCACCGCCTATGGATTCTCGGCGGCGTAGCCATCCCGCACCACGCACGCGTTGTAGGAGAGAGCATGCAGGACATCGAGAGAGGCTACGGGCCCGGAGACTGGCCGGTCTCTTACAGCGCGTGCGAGGACCTGAAGGAGTACCTGGACGAGGCGGGGCGCCCCGAGCAGCAGCACACCTTCGAGGCCATGGCGACTCAGCTTCTCTGGGAGTGGACCGGGCGCCGGTTCGGGACCGACATCGTCGTGATCCGGCCCGAGCCGGCCGACTGCGTGCCGCCGCCCACCTACCAGTCCCAGGACTACCTGCGGAGCTTCCTCCCGTTCCGCCTGGGCGGCGTGCTGCACGACGTCGTGTGCGGCGTGTGCGGGCCCTACTGCACCCACACCTCTGGGACCCCGGCCATCCGTCTGCCTGGGAACGTCCATCGCGTGCATCAGGTCACGGTCAACGGCAAGGTGCTCCCACTAGGTGCGTACCGGCTCATCAATCACTCGGTGCTCCAGCTCACAGGCCGTACCTCGCCCCTCGGACCCGAGGTTCCGCTTGCATTCCCCCCAGTACAAGACCTTTCCCGGCCAACGACCGAGGAGGGCACCTGGGAGATTCGCTATTCGCAGGGCGTCCCCGTCCCCGAGGGCGGCCAGGTCGCCGCCGGCGTGCTCGCTCTCGAGCTCGCCAAAGCCGCCTGCATGGACCGCGACTGCGCCCTGCCTGCGCGCCTCCAGTCGGTCACCCGTCAGGGCGTCACCGTCCAGGTGCAGGACGACTTCGACGAGATGCAGGAGGGCCGCACCGGAATCTGGCTGGTGGACTCCTGGGTCGCCTCGATCCGCAAGCCCCGTCAGGCAGCTCGGGCCTACAACCCCGACGACTACGCGCGCCGTCAGCCGTCCAACCGCCGTGGCGGGGTGATCTGGTGAGCCCGGCTCCGCGCCTGTCGCGCCGTAGCCGGCAGCAGAGCGAGGACTACGCCGCATTGTCCGGACGAGTCTCCTCCCCGGAGCCGTCCGTCGTCCATTCCACGGCGATCGCCCTGCTCAAGGGCGGAGCTCAGGCCCTGTCCAACGCGGTCTCGCAGGCGTACGTCGCCCCCGGTGCCGAGGTGGCGTGGGACGAGTGCTGCGCCGGGCACCTCTACGTCCGCACCGTCTCCGTCTCCCCCGTCTTCGGACCCCGAGCCGCCGACGGCGAGGCGTGCTCGGTGCGCTACTGGGCTGCGACCTTCGCGCTCGGGACGCTGCGCTGTGTCGAGGTCGTGGACGATCGGGGCCGCGGCCCCCGCCCCTTCGACCTGACAGCCGACGCGGCGGTCCTGCACCAGGACATGGCGGACCTGGGCAAGTTCCTCACCTCGTCCACGAACGCCGACGACATGGACTGGCAAGCCTCCGGCCCCGACGGCGGATGCGTGGCCGGCGAGTGGACCTTCACCGTCCGGCTCAACTGCCCGTGACCGTGGCGGGGAGGTAATGTGAGATGGTTCACGTCAAAGTTAAGTTTAAGGGCCCCATCCGTGAGGACAAGGTGGCCCAGATCGCTAAACAGGCAGCCCTGAAGGCGTCCCGCCGCACTCAAGGGCGCATCCAGCGCAACATTCGCGCCAAGGGGCGTGTGAACTCCGGCCGCATGGTGAACTCCGTCACTATTGAGCGAGTCCCTGGCAAGCACCCGCTCAACCCGACATTCGAGATCGGCGCTCGGACGCCCTACGCCGCCTACCAGGAGAAGGGCACGCGAGCTCACGGACCGGTCAAGGCGTCTCGCATGGTCTTCACACCGAAGGGGTCCAGCCAGACCGTCTTCGCGAAGTGGGTCAAGGGGATCAAGGGCGCACACTTCGTCCGCGACGCGGTCAGGCTTATCAGACCCTCTGACTTCCATTAGAATCGCCTCATGGCTACTATCACGATCCCCGGCAAGACCCGGAAGTCCATCATCGTTGACCTGGTCGGTACCGAGTACAAGGTCCGCCCCCCGAAGGCCGCCGTCGCCATCTTCCTGTCCCAGGCGCTCAAGGACGCCGACGAGGACTCAGAGAAGATCATCGAGGGCCTGTCGAAGTGGTGCCACGTCCTCTTCGGAAAGGAGACTGGCGCCGAGGTCATCAAGCGCCTGAAGAGCCCCTCCGACGACCTCGACATCACCGACCTGACCGACCTCATCTCCGCTGTCATGGAGGAAGCTGGCGAGAACCCTCCTACGTGATCCAGCGCCTCCTGGCCTCGGCGCACGCGGAGTGGGACTACATCGACGGGTTCTGCCTCGGGCACGGGATCGACCTGGAGACCCTGCCCCTGAACCGGTTCTGCCACGTCATGTGGTGGATTCTCACCCGTAACGCCGAGGACGAGGGCGCTACCGAGAAGCTGAAGCGGGACCTGTGGCTCCCGCCCAAGGGCGTCGAGGTCAACGATCCGCGCAGCCCGTGGTACTCGGGCAACGAGGCGTCGGGCTTCGGCTCCCTTAAGTCGGCCCTCGGGATGTGACAGCACCTATAGGACACGCCTATGCGGGCGGTATCATGGCCTCAGACCGGAGTCGGGCCGCGATGCCGCCCGCTCGACGTACGAGCGGGGAGGGTAGCCCGTGGCAGACAAGATCGGAGAGGTCGTTGTAGAGGTCGGCGCTGACGCGCGCGACTTCCATGGAGACGCTGAGCGGGGTATCGAGAAGAGCCTCAAGAAGATCGGCAAGAGGATCGAGCGCGCCGCCGAGAAATGGGCGCGCGAGATGCGCGACTCCGTCAAGGACGCCCTTGACGGTCTCGTGCTTCAGGTCAACGCCAAGATCGACCCCAAGGACCTGCGCCGCATCGAGACGGCGATCGCCCAGACGAAGGCGTCCCCCGACGTCGGTATCTCCAAGCGGGACCTGGAGGAGATCAAGCAAAAGCTCCGTCAGGCTGACTGGCGCACCCCGGTCAAGCCGGTCCTGGACGACAACGCCGTGGCCAAGATCGGCCGCGAGCTCGACGAGATGCGGGCCGCGATCAAGGCGCGTGTGGACATCGACGAGAAGTCCCGCCGCCGCGCCATCGACGCCATCCGTCGCACCGAGGCCGAGATCGACGCCAAGGTCGAGATCGACGGGCACGACATCGCCGAGATCAGGGAGCGAGTCGCCAACATCAAGTCCGCTCTGAGGGTCACCGCGTCCTTGGAGAAGACCTCTCAGCGCGAGATTCGGGAGCAGCTGGAGCGCATCGACGCCAGGCTCAACACCTCCGCCAGCCTGAGCGAGAAGTCGATCCAGCGCATCCAGAGGCAGCTGCGCAACATCGGGGCTGACGTAGAGACGCATGCCCACCTGTCTGAGGCCTCCAAGAAGAAGCTGAAGCACGAGATCGACAAGCTCGACGGCAAGGCGACCGTCAACGCGGACCTCGACGACGGCAAGGCCCGCTTCGACCTGAAGCGGCTAACCGCCAAGCCCTACTTCGTTGACATCCACGCCCGGCTGGCCAAGACGTCTCTGGTCAAGGTCGCTACTCAGCTCAAGGCGCTTGCCGGCGGGAATATTTTCTCGGGCCTGAAGAACAGCCTCAACGACGTCTTCACCAACCTCGACACCTTCGCGGTGAAGATGGCCGGGGCAGGGACCGCGGTCCTCGGCCTGGCCTCGGTAGCCGGTGCCGGTCTGGGAACGGTAGCCCAGTTCGGTCTGAGCATCGCCCACACGCTCCCGGCCCTGCTCGCTATGCCGGGCATCCTCGGGACGGCTGCGGCCGGCGTCGGCATCTTCGCCGCCGCCATGTCCGACGCCTCCACGGTGCTTGAGGACCTGGGACCGTCGTTCAGCGCCCTTCAGGACTCGATCTCGACGTCGTTCTGGGGCGAGGCCGAGGGCTCGGTCCGCTCCCTCATCACCAACGGCCTGGACGCCCTGACCCCGAGCATCTCTAACGTGGCCTCGCAGATGGGCTCCATGACGGCCGCCGTCGCCAGCGCGGCTCAGGACCACATCCCCGGCTTCCAGGCATCTCTCGGATACCTGGCCGAGGCTATGGATATCGGAGGCGATGGGGCTGGAGCCTTCACCGATGGCCTGCTCACGCTGGGCGAGGTCGGCGCGAAGTACCTGCCATCGATCGCCTCCTGGGCCAACGACGTCGCCTACTCCTTCCAGTCGTGGGTGCAGGCCAAGGTGGCCTCTGGGGAGATGGACCAGGCCATCCAGGCCGCCGCCAAGACCTTCGGGACGCTAAAGAACATCGTCTTCGACCTGGGCGGCATCCTGGGAGGGGTCTTCAAGGCCATGGCCTCAGGCTCCGCACCCATCGACTCCATTGCCGCGGCCCTCGACAGCGCCAACAAGGCCGTGAACGGGCCGCTGTGGCAGGGCACCCTGTCCACGATCTTCAGCGCGATGGGGGACGCCGCCTCGCACGCCTTCGCCGGCGTCGGCTCGCTCGGCCAGGCCTTCACCTCCCTGGCCCCTACCCTGGCCACGATCCTGCCGATGGTGGGTCAGATCATCGAGACCGGGCTCAAGGGTATCTCCTCCGCCCTCCAAGACCCCGCCTTCCAGGGCGGGCTGACGTCGTTCTTCCAGGGCGTCCTGACCGCGGTGCAGGCCCTCGCCCCGGCCATGCCGGCCCTCGGGCAGGCGTTCGGCGCCATCGCCACCGTCGCCGGCCAGCTGCTGGCCGCCGTGGCGCCGCTCATCGCCCAGCTGGTCGAGGGCCTGGCCCCGGTGTTCACTCAGCTGGCTACACTGCTGGCCCCGATCATCGAGCAGCTGGGTGCGGCCCTCATGCCGATCATTCAGGCGCTCGGCCCGCTCTTGTCGGCCCTGTTCGCGGTGCTCGGACCACTCATCACCGAGCTGCTCGCGGCCATCGTGCCGGCCATCCAGCCCATCGTGCAGGCGCTAGTGGCTCTGCTCATTCCGGCGTTCCAACTGGTCGGGGCTACGGTGAAGGCCCTCATGCCGATAGTCCTCCCGATCATCAACATCATCAAGGACACGATCGTCAACGCGATGAAGGTGATCCAGGGGATCATCAACGTCGTCATGGGGATCATCACGGGCAACTGGTCTCAGGCATGGAACGGAATCAAACAGATCGGTTCCGGTGTCTGGAACTTCATCAAGTCGGCGTTCACCAACTTCGGCTCTGCTCTGAAGGCCATCGCTCAGGTTGCCTGGAACCTGCTCGGGAGCGTCATCTCCGCCGGGTGGAACGCCATCAAGTCACTCACCTCCGCCGCGTGGAACGGGATCAAGTCGGCCGTCTCGGCCGGCGTCAATGGGGTGGTCTCCTTCGTGACCAGCCTCCCGGGCCGGATCACGGGCATCTTCGCCAGCGCCGGCTCGTGGCTGTGGAACGCCGGTAAGAACATCATCCAGGGCCTCCTGAACGGAATCACCTCGCTGATCGGGACCGTGAAGAGCAAGCTGAAGTCCCTGACCAACCTGATCCCGTCCTGGAAGGGCCCTGCCCCCGTGGACAAGGTCCTGCTCACCCCTGCCGGTGAAATGATCATGCAGGGCCTCATCAAGGGCCTGGAGAGCCAGTACGGGGCCGTTCGGGCCTCCCTGACCGGACTCACCGAGGACCTGGCCAAGCCGGCCACGATTGGCCTGAGCGCCAACGTGCAGCCCCTTCCTGCGCGCGCCTCGGCCGGTCGCCCGAACCCGGCTCCCGAGTCCGCCGGATCGTTTGATAAGGGAAGCCGATCAGGCGCTACAATCAACATCACCAACAACTATCCGCAGGCCAAGCCGGACTCGAAGACTCGCGACGAGGTTGCTGAGGGGCTGCGACTGGCCGCGATCATCTGAGGAGGGTCACCCACCCATGGCCATCTACTCACTGGACGGTGCCGACCTGGACGATGAGCGCCAGCGCTGGGTGCTCGCCGAGGGGACGACTCTCTCGACCCGCGGCGAGCCCTGGAGCACGTCTGTCAGCATCCCGGGCCGGTTCGGGGTGCTCCCCATCGCGCCAACGGTTCTGAAGTCGGCCACCGTCGCCTTGAAGTTCACAGTGTTCTCCTGGACCGACGGTCGGAACGGCAACCGCTGCAAGGGCGGCCTGGCCCGCCTGGAGCAGAACTACCAGGACCTCCTGCGCCGCCTGTACGCCTTCGGACGGCTCATGACTCTCCAGTACACGCCGGCCGGGCAGCCTGCACGGGAGGCGCTGGTCCGCCCGTCGTCCTCCGTCGAGCCGGTCTTCGACCCGCACTCCGAGACGATCTCCTTCACGATCACCTACGAGATCGTCTCCGGCCTGTGGCGCGGCACCGCAGACATAGTGGACCACCTGCACGACATGTCGAAGTTCAACGGGTGCGTGATGCCGATCCCGGACGGGAAACTCCTCCTGGAGCCGACGGCCCAGACCTGCACCGTGAAGGACAACGTCTCGGGCACTTCGTTCACGTTCACCGGCACCTTGAACGGAGGTGAGCGTCTGCTCGTGGATATCGCGAGCTACCGGGCCTGGAAGAACCCCTCCCAGTGGTGGGAGATTCAGCCGAACGCGCGCCCCGCCGACGGCGAGATTTCCATGAGCCCCGGAGGCTTCCGGGCCACGCCGAACGCTGAGGGCAAGATTTCCATGACGCTGACCGGGACGACTGGCCGCTTCCGCGGAAGGATGGCCTACTAATGCCTCGCGACCCTCAGTATGCTCGCGGCCTGGCCATGCGCTACGTCGCCTACGAGCAGGCCGGCGCCCGCCTCGGCGTCCTTCCCGACGCCCTGGCTGGGACGTTCACCTGCCCTCGGCAGGCCACGCCCTCGCTTACCCTGTCCTACCCGAACGGGGATCAGGGAGTGCGCGGGGAGTTGCTGGACTCCTCGGTGGAGATCGCCGTCGAGCTCTGCTACGACGGGCAGACCTGGCACGAGCCGTACAACGCCCGCTTCGTGAACCTGTCCTCGGAGTGGAACCTCGTGGACGACGGCACCGAGCACCGCCGCGCCGACCTGATCCACATCGGGCACCGTCTTGAGGGCGCCCTGGTGTGGAACGTCCCGCTCGCCGCCATGGACAAGGACGGGAAGTACAAGTTCACCTCTCGCAATGCGGGGGAGATTCTGCGCACCGTGTGGGACGCCGCGGTCAACCGCGGCTGGGGCGCGGGGCTGACTCTCGACGTCAGCACCGCGACCGACTCGGCGGGACAGGGCTGGGCGTTCCAGACGACCATCGCCTTCGACCCATCAGTCTCCATCAAGTCGATCCTCGACACGCTCACGAACATGGGCATGATCGACTACCGGTGGCGCGGCCGCACCCTTCAGGTCTACAACGCCGACTCCGCCCTGAAGCGGGAGAACAGCACTGTCGTGTGGCGCCTCGGCGCCGGCACGACGTCGGCCCCGGAGAAGCTGGACTGGTCCCAGCTGTGCACCCACGTCCTCGTGAAGGGGGACGGTGGTCGCACGTGGACCTTCCCCAACCCCGAGGCCCCGGCCGGGATGCCGCGCACCGAGAAGGTCGTCAGCGCCGGCGGCGTCGAGCTGGAGGCCACGGCCCGGCGCGTGGCCGACCTGACCCTAAAGACCGGCGCCACGCCTGCGGCCGAGGTGAAGCGCGAATGGGAGGCTGACGACCTGCAGTGGCTCCCGTTCGAGGACTACTCCTTGGGCGACTGGATCCAGGTCGAGCGCGGCAAGGGTCTGGAGCGTATGCGCGTCACCCAAATCTCGATCTCGGTGACGGAGGCCGGGCGCTGCCAAGGCCACACCACCTTCGGGACCATGCTCGACGACATCCTGTCCCGGCTGGCCAAGCGTCAGAAGGGCGTCCTCGGAGCCGTCGCGTCGGACGGGAAGAACCCTCGACCCGAGACCCCGAAGAGCAAGAACCGGCCGATCCCCCCTCAGGGGCTCACGGTCACCTCCGCCGCGGTCATCAACAGCCAGGGGTACGCCGAGGCCGTGGCTACCCTCCAGTGGCAGGCGGTCAGCACGGACGCGCTGGGCGTGGCCGTGGACGTGACCGGCTACGACATCTCGGTCCGAGAGGTCCCCTTCAAGGCCGGCCGGCTCAGCACGTCCAAGGACACCACCGCAGAGGTCTCCGAGCTGTTGCCGGGGAAGAGGTACGCCTTCAGCGTGAGAGCCGTCACTCAGGAGACGGTGGGAGCGTGGTCGGCCGAGATCATCGAGGTCATGGCCTCCGACTCCACGCCGCCGCCGGTCCCGGCTCGGCCCGACCTCTCTCAGACGCTTGGTGTACTGCAGGTGAAGTGGTCGGGTCTCGGGTCCGGCGGGGAGGGGATGCCTCAGGACTTCGCCGGCGTAGAGGTCAGCGTGCAGCCGCCGGGGACGGCTGCCTGGACCGTTACCTCAATGCCCGCCCCCATGCAGAGTGTCTCCCTGGCCGGGCTGGAGGTCGGGAAGCCCTACGAGGTCCGGCTCCGGTCCTACGACCGCGCAGGCAACAAGTCCGCGTGGAGCGGCATCCGCAAGATCACTCTGGAGCAGGAGATCGACTCCGCCGCCATCGCCAAGTCGGTGGAAGAGAGGCTCAAGAACAGCTCAGCCATGCAGCAGGCGGCTCGGCAGGAGACCTTGAAGGAGATGAACCACCTCACCTACGCGATGACTCAGGTGGCCGCCAACCTAGTCTCGTCGGGACCCGTCCCTCCAGATAGTGGGACAATAGGGTCCAGCATGTGGATCGCACCCGACGGGCGAATCTTCGTCCTCAGAGCAGAAGGAGACCGGTGATGCAGGAGTACGTGGCTACCAAGCAGTGGCGAGATGGGTTCGGGGCCAATGAGACCCGGATCACCGCCGCCGACCTCACCCGGATCGAGGACGGCATCTCCGCCGCCACACGCGGCGTCACCAACCTGGAGACGAAGGTGTCGGGCCAGCCGGCCGAGATTCTGAAACAGGTACAGGACATCGCTCAGGGCATCCGCACCGCCTTGGAGAAAGCGATCCCTATCGGCACCATCGTCATGTACGGCGCAGACAGGGACCCCGAGGGCTGGATGCGTTGCGACGGGCGCCTGCTCGACCGAAGTAACTATGCGAAGCTCTTCGCAGTGATCGGAACCTCGAACGGCTTCACCTCATCCAGCAACTTCCGCCTGCCTGACATCCGAAACCGGTCGGTCGTGGGCACCGGAGACTCATACCGCCTGGGCGACAAGGGCGGCTCAGGGTCCGTCACTCTGAGCGTCAACCAGATGCCGGCCCACACGCACGACATCGGTGAGTTCGAGGATCCGGGGCGCCGGTTCCAGTCCCGCACCGCAGGCCAGGACATCGGTATCGGGACGAACGGGTACACCTACCTGACCTCCACGGGTCAGGCCGGCGGCGGGCGCAGCCCTATCGCCGTCTCGGTCGGAGGGTCGCAGCCCGTCGATATTCGTGACCCCTTCGTCGCCTTCCCCTACATCATCAAGGTTCTCTAATGGCTGGACCTGAGAATCTACAGGCGGCTCCTGAAGGGGCCAGGGGAGGTCAGTACGTCACTGTCCCAGCGTTCGCCGCGCCCGGACAGTCGTCCCCCACCAACTCGCGCACCGCCCCGGACTCGACCATCGTCTACTCTCCGAAAGGGTGGCGCTGGGAGGAGGCCGGAGACGGCTACTCCAAGACGGTCTCCAGCCTCACTGCGGCCACGATGGAGAGCGCGGTGCGACGCATCCGCACCTCCATGGGCGAGGTGTTCTATATCCGAGGTACCTCTGACACGGTTCCCCCGTTCGCTGGAACGTCCGTGGGGGACACGTGTCGCGTCCAAGACGCGCAGACCCTCGACATCGTCGCGGAGTGGCGTTGGGACGGCGCTACCTGGGAGCGAATGCGCGTCACCAGCGAGCAGATCAGCAACCTCGACGTGGGGAAGCTGACGGCCGGGTCTGCCAACATCGCCGAGGTGACCGCCCGAAAGATCGCCTCCGACGTAGGCCGCTTCCTAGAGATCACCACCGACCAGCTGACCGTGACCGGCAACGCCTCCTTCGTGAACGCCACGGCCCACCATGTGTGGACCGAGATCGTCACCGCCGGTCAGGGTGAGTTCGAGCAGATCAAGGCCGGGATGCTGGCCGCGAACGCGGTGACCGCCTCGAACATCCAGGCCGGCGCCATCGATGGGCAGGTCATCACTGGGGCCACGGTACAGACTGACCGTAGAAACTACAGCGGCATCAAGATCGACGCCTCAGGCATTAGAGCCTACGACGGCCGCTCCAATAACACCACGTTTCAGGTGGACGCGGCTACCGGTAAGGTGAAGGTCTTCGGGAACGTCGGTATTCAGGACTCGTGGTCTATTGCCGAGTTCACGAACATCGTTGAGGTCCAGTCGGGAAACGATGTGGGCCAGCGGGGCGACCGCTGGGGCGTCGGAATTATCATGAATTCCAAGACCTTCCCGTACAAGTACCCGGCCCTCATCACCTACAAGGAGGACCCCTCCAATGTTGGGGGAATCCTGTATTTGCAGGCTCCCTCAAGCTATGACAACGGTACTCCCAACCTGCGGCTGTCCACCGCAGGTCTCCACGCATACTCAGGCAAAACTTCGGCCTGGCAGCTGAGTGTCCACAAGTCAGGATTTACGGCCGGAGCCCCTGGAAAGGGTAGCCTCACCGTATCCGACTACGCTATTACCGCTGCGGCTGGCGGATACGATTCCCACCTTTACCTACAAGGTAAGAAATTCTGGGTGGTCTCCCCTCAGGACTCTGACATAGGGGTCTGGGGAAGCCCCACCTCGACAACCATATCTTGGAGCAAACACAGTCAAGCGTATGTGAACAGCAGCGGCTTCCACACCGTCGGGGGCAAGAACTTCGTTATGCGTGTCCCCGGCGAGTGGCAGAAGCGCCACATGATGCTACGGCACGCCTCCACCGAGTCTCCCCACGACGGCCTTGAGTACTGGGAGAACGTTGAGCTCGACTCGACCGGACATGCCACATGGGTGCTCCCAGACTATGTGCCCAAGATCGCATCCCCGACCGCACCATGGATCGTGCTGACGTCATCCACCGCCACCGCCAAGCTGACCCGCACCGGGTATGGCGTGGATGCCGCCCCCTGGTCGGTCGAGGTGTCTGGTCAGCCCGGGGAGACTGTAGCGGTCCTCGTCAAGGGAGCCCGTCAGATCGACGAGTGGGATGACGAGACCGATCACGTCGCTCTCCGTGACCGCTCTAGGGAGTCCGTGTGGGTGCTCCCGCCGGCCTTAGGGCCAAGCGAAGGGGGCGACCCGGACGTCGTGGCCTACGATAGCCGGGGAGGGTACGGGCCAGCCCCCAAGCCTCCCACAGAACCCCCCGCAGAGACAAATCAGGAGGAATCGTGACACCCCAGACACCTCAGGTAGACGCCATCGCGGTGATCGACGCCCTCACGGCGGAGATCGCGGCGCTGACACGTCGAGCGGTCATCGCAGAACAGAGGGCCGCAGCCCTCGAAGCTGAGATCAACAAGGAGAGCAAGTGACAGTACAGACAGTGGCGGCGCGGGTCGCACGTCAGATTTGCGACCAGGAGAACGTCGGCTACAGTCAGCCCGACCGGCGCACGTGGTACGCGAATGCGGACTGGGCGGGCCACGTGTCCAGCCCTCAGAACGCCGACTGCTCCAGCCTTGTGTGTGGGGCCATCTGCTACGGCATTCATGACACCTATGGGGCACGGTGGGGGCACCCCGCACTCCCTGAAATCAATGACCACTGGACCGGGAACATGCGCCCCGGTCTGGAGGCCCGCGGTTTCAATGAGGTGCCCTGGTCTGACTCCGACCTCACTCCGGCAGGTGGTTTCCGTGTCGGTGACGTGATCCTGTCCGCAGCGAACGAGGGCGGCGTAGGGCACGTGGTCATCGCCGTCGAGGATGGGGGCGACCCCCTTGTCTCCGAGGCTTGGATTGCTGAGGATGGGAGTATCGACGGCTACCTCGGTGACCAGACCGGAGGTGAGACGCGCACCGTCCGCTACTCCTCGCACCCGCACACTCAGGCTGGCCGCTGGACTTCCTGCCACCGCTTCGACGAGGGGAAGTTCCTCCAGCAGTGGCCGGAGTTCCGTAAGCCTCAGGCGTCCGGTCAGATCAAGGCGGCGACCCCCGCCCCGGCACGTCCCGCCCCCACGGCCCCCCCGGCTGCCCCGGCGCACGCTCACGGGATCGACATCTCGTCGCACCAGTCAGGCCTGCACGTGGCCGCCATGTGGGCCGACTTCGTGATCGTCAAGGCCACTGAGGACGACGACTATGTGAACCCCTACATGGTCTCTCAGGCCCAGGCCACGCTCAGCGCCTCGAAGCGGCTCGGGTTCTACCACTTCGCCCGTCCCGGCGACGCGGCGGCCCAGGCACGCTACTTTGTGTCCGCCGTCGGAGCTCTCCGGGCCAAGGCGACGCTGTGGCTCGACTGGGAGGACAACGCCGTGCCGCAGGGCCCGGGATGGGCGAAGACGTTCCTCGACACGGTTCGGTCCCTTACCGGGTCTACTCCCGGTATCTACATGAACGGCTCCGCCCTGAACGGATACGACTGGAGTGCTGTAGCCTCCCGGTACCCCCTCTGGTACGCCGGCGGCCCGGACTACTCGGACTACGGGACCTCCTACTCGGACCCCGCGGTACCGAACGTCTCCTACTGGGGAGCCCCGCTCATCCACCAGTACACGGAGGACGGAAGGTTGCCCGGCTACAACGGCACCCTCGACCTGAACCGTCTCCGCGACCGCGCTACCTGGGACCGGATGATCGGCGGCGGGGCTGTAGGCTCCGCCTCTACCCAGACCTCCTCGGGAGAGGCCCGGCTCGAGGTGGACGGCGAGTACGGGGCGGCCACCGTAGGCCGGCTGAAGTCGGTCATGGGAGCCGTCGGCTACGAGGAGGTCTTCGCCGTCGCCAACCTGCGCCGCTTCCTGAACAAGGCCGTGCCGGACTCCTCGATCCGTCAGCTGACCGGCATGAACCGGCTGCCTGAGGACCGCGGCTGGGACGAGAGCATGGTGAAGGTCTTCCAGTACCTCGTGCTGGCCTGGAACAAGCCCGGCGTGCCCGCAGGCTGGTCCTTCGGGGACTGGGTGGACGGTGACTTCGGCGAGGCCACGGTCAAGGCGCTTCAGATGGCGCTGAACGCCTCCAAGACCAACAGCTTCCGGCTGTGGTGAGGTCGTGACATCAGTGTGACCTATAGAAGGCTCATAGACTCATAGGGCTACACTAAGGGCGGGGACTCGTGAGGGGTCCCCGCCCTTACCTATGGAAGGAGCACATGTGAAGTACGCAACCTCGACGTTCTGGGAGGGTCTCGCCGAGCGGGCCATCTCAACTTTCTCGCAGTCCCTCGTCGGCGCCTTCGGTGTCGGCACCTCGATCTTCGGCCTGGACTGGAAGGGCGCCCTCGGCATCGCCGGCGCCGCCGCCATCGCCTCGGTCCTGAAGTCGTTCTCCCTGCCTGAGGAGACCGACCGCGCCGTGGCCGCCTCCGAGCTGGACGCCTACACCCCGCGCCACGCCTCCGGCCTGACCGGGCCTCTGGCGGGCTGAGACCGCCATGCTCGCAGCGGAGTCGTCCCCGTCGCCGATCCTCGCAGTGCTCGCCTCGCCGGAGGTCATCACGGCGGGGACGGCTCTGCTGGCCGCACTCATCACCTGGCTCAGGATTACTATCAAGCGTCAGCAGCAGCGCATGGAGGAGCGGATGACACGGATGAGCGCCCACGTCGTGAGGGCGGCCAACGCGGCCGAGTCGGCCTCGGAGGGAGTCCACAACAACCACGACGAGAACCTGCGGGACGATCTGGACATCAAGTTCGGCCAGGTCCTGGACGGTCTGGCCCGGCTGACGGAGTCGGTAGACGGCCTCCGCGAGTCGGACCGCCGGCACGACGCACGCATGGCCCGGATCGAGGACCAGGTCGAGGGTGTCCGCAACGACGCCCGGACTGACAGGTCTCACCTGTACGCGGAGGTCCAGTCATTACACGATCGGATTGATAGGGTAAAGACTGAGACGAATCCGTTACGTCAGGAGCCTCGATGACCTCCCCCACAGCCACGATCACTGGCCGAGTCGTAGGCCCCGACGGCCTTGGGCGCCTGGGCCGGATCACCTTCACCCCCTCCAGCCTCGGCGCCCCTCTCCCGGACCGGAACGTCGTCGCAGGTCGGATGTCGATCCGACTCGACACTGACGGTTATCTGGTAGGTCAGGCAGGGCGGTCGGTAACCATCCCCCCAGGAAACTATGAGATAGATCTCAATATCCCTGGAGACCTCGGAGCCCACATCCGCACCCGACGAGTGCTCGCCGACGGCGATACGTTCAACATCGCGGACCTTCTCCCGACCTTGGCCGCCCCTAACCCGCCACAGCCGCCCAGACCTGGACCGGCTCACCCGCCGGACCCTGGGGCCCGAGGTGTCCGCAATGCGGGACAGTCAGGTATTCTTGAGGCTATCAATAGGTCTGAAGTAATAGACCTAGGCAACGGAGTACTCACCTGGAGGTAAGCGGTTATGGCCGATCTCACCTGGTACAGCCGCGAGGGAGCAGATCAGCGGTTCCTGACGAAGGGCGAGGCCGCTGGGCTGGCCTTCAAGGAGGAGATCGCTCAGGGCGACGCCGCGCTGGGCAGCCGGATCGACGCCGTTAAGGCTACGGCTGAGGCGGCCCTTCCGTCGTCCACCGCGGCCTCGACCTACGCCACGAAGACTGAGGTGGAGGCCGTCAAGCAGGCCATCCCCCAGGTCCCGGCGTCGCCGGACCTGTCCAGCTATGCGACCAAGGCGGACATGCAGGCCGCCGACGGCGCCCTCGGCCAGCGCATCGACAGCGTCTCCGGGATCGCGACCGCAGCGGCCACGAAGGCCGAGCTCACCCAGTACGCGACCACGATCGCCGTCGCTGGGACCTACGCCACCAAGGAGTCCCTGGCCGGCTACCTCAAGGCCACCGACGCCTCGGACACCTACGCCACGAAGGCTCAGCTAGCCCAGGCCCAGCTCGGAGGCAATCAGAACGCCCCGGACCTCGCCCCTTACCTGAAGACCGCCGACGCCGACGTCCGCTACGCGTCCAAGGCAGACCTCGCCAAGGCGCAGGCCGGCGGTAACGTGGACCTGTCCTCCTACATCACCCGGGATGTCGCCTACGACGTCTTCGTGCAGCGTAGCCTCCTGGATCGGAATCTGGAGCTGTATGCGACCTTGGAGGCGCTGAACGCAACGGCGCTGCGCATAGACGCCCTCGGCAAGACGATCTCCCCGTTCAAGCCGGGAGAGCGCTACTACTCGACGGTCACCTATTTCTGGCCGGACTACTACCAGAAGCCGCCGAACGTCTCGAAGTGGTCCCAGATTCTCAAGTTCGCGGGCTCCCTAGGCATCGTCATCCTGAACCGCAACAGCGGCAACTGGGACACGTACGACAAGGACTTCGACACCCAGGCGAAGCTCGCCCTCGCCGCCGGCGCCAAGCGTGCCGTGTTCTATGTGAAGACCCAGTACCTTGCCGCGACGCTCCCGACGGGTGACCCTGGGCGCGCGAACGTGCCGGACGTGGACAAGTACACGGAGGCATACATCCTCGGCCAGATTGAGAAGGCTAAGACCCAGTACGGGGATGTCTGCCAGGGCGTGTTCCTAGACGAGGCGATCAACGGATGGGGCGCTCAGGCTGGACGCATCCCCGCCTACAAGTCCCTGATCGACCGAATCCGCGCCAAGTACGGCAAGGACTTCCTCATCGTCGTCAACTCCGGTTCGAACATCTCCGAGGAGATGTGCAAGCTCGACTTCGACGTCTGCATGATGTTCGAGAAGGACGCCACCGCGTTCCTGAACGAGGGCCCCGGCACTCCGATCCTGCCGGACCACATGAAGGCGTACCCATCCACTCGCTGGTGGGCCGTCGTCCACGGCGTCACCTCGGATAACTACCGGAAGGTGTTCGACAAGGCTGACTCCCTCGGCATCTCCCACCTGTACATCACTGACGGCCAGCTGCGTGAGGACCCGCAGCGGGGTGGGCAGTGGGAGCCCGTGGGCAACCCCTACGCGAACCCGCCGTCGAATCACATCCATGAGCTCGTGGTTCCGTGGCTGAAGGGATACCTGCCGCTGAAACTGGAGGTGGACGAGCTCCGGTCCCGGCCGCGGGTCCTCTCCCTCGGTAAGCATGTGGCCGTCCCCGCCGGGACCCCTGCGGGAACAATCATCGTCCGAAAGGAGAACTGATGGCAGAATCCATCCTCCCCGTCCTCGGCGCGTGGTGGCGCAGTCGGGGCACGCGCCGGGGCGACGGCGCGTCGCTGCCTCCGGGCTCGTCAACGACGCCGTACGACGGCTCGGCAGTGCCGGCGGAGCCGCGCCGGTTCACGTTCGAGATCACCTACAGCGCTGCCGGCGCGGCGAAGGTGGACCTTCGCGTGAACTGGTTCTCCGCCGGGAAGACTAAGGTGTCGGGCCCGTTCAGCCTGGTCAGCGTAGCGCTCGACGCGGCCCGGGGGAAGACGGTCACGGCCGAGGTAACGCTGCCGGACAACCCGTCCCCGCGGTGGCTACCGTCGATCTCCGTCCCGTCCGACTCCAGCGAGGTGACGATCTCTTCGCTGAAGGTCTATGAGACCCCGGCCCCGGCCGGCTCGGCCGTCACCATCTGGGACGGCGCCGCCGAGGGACCCTGCGTCGTTACCGTCTGGGACGGCTCCCGAGAACTGCCCACATTCATAGATATTCAGGCCTGAGAGGAAGACATGACCGAGGAGAAGCCCTGCCTGCCGTCGCAGGTCACGATCAACATTGGCACGTCCGGCGTCAAGATCGACGAAGATATGAAGCCGGCTCCGCCCGTTGACCTGACGAAGTACGTCACTCGGGAGGTGGCGGACTCCATCTACGCTCCCCGCACGCAGGTCGCCGCCGTGGGAGAATCGATCCGCGCCACCCGGTCTGCTGCGGAGCAGACGAAGGCTGACGGGGAGGCCACGAAGCGTATCGCCGAGCACGCCGAGGAGCTCACTCAGCAGCTCGCCCGGAACCTGGCTGTCTTCCCGCGCGTGCTGCGACTGGACAAGGGGGCGCCTGTCCCAGAGGGTACTCCCCTCGGGACGGTCATCGTCCGCCCGGTGGAGGCTATCTCAACCAACCCGAACCTGTTCCCCCCGATCAGTGAGTGGCCGAAGATCAACGCCGCCGAGACCGGGGATGGTGTGAGACTGGACTTCCAGCACCAGATTCTCTCCACTGGGCTTGAGCAGCTGCGCCCCTCGGCTGGGAAGTGGCGCATGACTCTCCGCTACTCGTTCCCTGGCGGGAACTTCGGTGAGGAGACCGGGCAGGCGAACCTGTACACGGTGCGCCGCTTCCAGGAGGAGGGCCACCCGGCACAGGCTGACTCGGGTGCGAAGATCGCCACACTGGAGGTCCGTAAGGGCGAGCACCAGGTGCTTGAGCTCGACATTGAGCCGAAGGTGGTTGACCCGAAGGTTGGTGACACGTGGGGTGTCTGGTTGGAGGCGCCGATCCCGGCCCTGCTGGTTCATGACCTGGTGATCCGTAAGGTCGCCTGAGACAATACAAGGCCCCCGCTTGTACCAAGCCGGTTACAAGCGGGGGCCTTGTGCTACAGGGCCGCGTTTGCGGCTCTCCAGACCCCTAGAGCCCCCTGCGCCGGAACCACCCCGTTCCCCAGGAGCCTACGCTCCGCCGAGACCTTCAGGTCGACTCCGGTCACCCACCCCTCAGGCAGGAGCATCATGCGCTCCATCTCACGGGTAGCCTCGGAGGGCTCCGGGCACCCTAGAGCCTGATAGAGAGACTGACCGTGCCCGTTCCCGTTACCGTGCTTTCGGCGCTGAGCCTCTCGCCATTCCTCCCAGCCTTCGGGAGAACGGCCCCACCCCATATCGACGACGGTAGGCGTGGGAAGGAGATCGGATGGCCTCTCCTCCAAGGTCTCCGGCTTTACCGCCCCGCTCAGTAGGTCGGACGCGTCCCCGCGGGTGGCGGTGAGGAAAACCCGCGCCCTGCGGTGACGTGCCCCGACCTCCCACGCCTCGGCCCTTCCCCACTGGACGGAGAATCCGTACCGGACCAACTCGGCGTCAATCCGGTCCCGATACTTCAGGGCCTGAGGTACGTTCTCGATGATGAGTGCTGAGGCTCCGCTAAGGTGGCCGATCTCCGCGCACCTGAAGAACAGGCCGGAGCGGCTGCCGCTGAGCCCGGCCCCGTTTCCGGCCCGTGACAGGTCCTGGCAGGGGAACCCGAACGTCACGACGTCGGCCTCTAGGTCGTCCAGTGCCGGGTCGTGCACGTCCTTGAACTGGAGGGCCTCAGGCCAGTGAGCCCTCAGGACACTCCTGGCAGGCCCGTAGTTGTCGCAGGTGGCGACAAGGTTCAGGTCCTGACTGGGAAGGGCTCTCGACAGGGCCAGTTCCAGGCCGCCGTATCCAGAGCACAGTGATAGAACTCTCATTATTCCTCGCTGGTGGTGGCGGTGGTGTCAGGAGTAGAGCTCCCAGGCGGAGGCGTTGCCTCCCTGAGCTTCGAAGGTGAGGATTGCGGGCTTGGTGGAGTCGCCGGACAGGTTTGTCCACCAGTCGGAGCCGCGGTCGGCGGAGGGGCATGAGATGATCCAGCGGGCATCACCCGCCTGGCTGACGGCGAAGTTATGCCAGTGCCCATGGACGAGGATTCTGGCGGCGTAGAGGCCGCTCCGGCGCCCGAACGCGAGGTCCCTGAACCAGGATGGCACCTTCGACTGTTGGCCCGCCAGATGGCCGTGAGTGAAGCCAATGCGGGTCCCGTCGGCCGCATCCACGGTGACGGCCTCCTCCCACTTCTCGGGGCGGAAGAACTCAACATGCGCGAATCCGGGCCGGTCCTCGATGACGTCCTCGATGTTCTTCGAGATCATGATCCCGAAGTCGTCGTCCGGCGCGTTGGCGCGGCTGTTCTTGCCTGGGCCGGTGCGAACGGCGCAGTGATTGGACGGGACCGCGACGTAGTACAGGGACTCACACAGAGGGGCGAGAAGCCGGACGGCCTCGGCGTAGAGGCGCTGCACGGTCCTGATCTGGTCTGTGAGGGACAGGTCGTTGGTCTGCGCCTGGCTGGCGACGTTCCAGAACCCTTCGGTGCTGTCACCGACGTCGGCGAGGATGATGCGCTTGTACGGGGACGGCCCCGATAGATTTGAGGCTATATCGTGAAGGGCGCGGCGCACTAGACGGACTGTGTCCTCGGTGCCGCCCCCGCTCTGGGTTTTTCCTACCTGTAGGTCGGCCAGGCAGACGACCGGAGTCGTCGTCCGGGCGTCCGCAAGGGCGCTAGGGCGGGGTAGGGCCGGCTCCCGGAAGACGGGCTCCAAGTCCTCGTAGGAGAGGCGCTTGGCCTCCTCCATCTCGACGGCTCCGGGACGGTACTCGATCTTCTCGTAGGAGCCGTCGGCCAGGCGCACCGTCTTGCCGCGCCTCGTAATGGCGCCTACGGGGAGGTCGAAGAACTCATCACGGGCCAGCTCGTCGCGACTCTTGCGCTTCAGGGCGCGCCGATGGCGGCGCACGGTCGCCTCGGAGGTGTTGAACTCCTCGGCCAGGTCGGTGTTCGTCTTGCGCTCGCGCTCGGGAAGCGCGTCGTTGGCGATGATCGCCTCGTCCAGCGGGCTCATGGGTCTCCAATCGTGAGGATTGCTGGGAATGCTGGGAGCAGTCTATCCCCGTCCCCAGGCTTTTCCACAAATCCGAGGCCGTACTGATACCTAAGTGATCTATGCCTCGCCTAGGTACGGTCGATCGGATTGCGCGCGACGGCGTTCCCGGTACCCTGGATACGTCCATCCATCTACTAAGGAGCACCTCATGACATCCCTCTCAACCAACCACCTCGCCTTCCCCGGCAACTTCAGCCCGCTCACCGAGCGCCGCGTGTCCGCCCAGTCCTGGGCCAACGCCCTGCGCCCCTACCTGCGCTACGTGAACACTGTGACGAAGGACGACGCCCCAGCGGTCCTAGCGGAGAACGGCAACGACCTCGTGCTGACCCTTACCGAGTCGGACGAGATGCGCGGTCACTGGCCTCTGTGGACCTTGGAGGTCTACTCCCGCCGCAACGGGGTCGAGTACGCCTACAAGGTCGGCAACCTTCAGGACGTGCTAGTCTCTCTCCTGCACGAGCTCTGACTCCCGGTCACCCTTTAGGGAGTCGGATCGCCGGCAAAGGAGCCGCCAGAAGCCCCCGGACTGACTACCCGGGGGTTTTCTGTTGCCTAGATCACCTCACCCAGAAACTGTGAGCACTTCCCCAGGCAACTCACAAAATGTAGGCTGGTCCCATCGCCCGGAGACGGCGAGCGCCGTCCCAGATAGGAGCAGTCATGAGCATCATGGACCTGGAGAAGGTCGTGAGCCGGGCCAGGAAGGCCGCCCAAGGCTCACACACGCCCTGCGGCCCGATCACGTGGGTATGGGGCAAGGAGGACCTTAAGGCCCTCGTCAAGGCCATCCACTCCTCGCAGAAGGTCGTCATGGACCTGGAGACCACGGGCCTGGACGAGTACGCCGAGGCCGGCGGCGACACCAACGGCGGCTACCCGGCGCGCATCGTCCTGGCCTCCCTCACCCTCCCCAGCGCCGAGCGCGCCGAGGCCGGCGCCTACAACTGGCGCACCTTCGACGGCGAGCAGCCGATGACCTACCTCGTGCCCCTCTCGCACCCCGCCTCGCCCCTGCTCGGCTCGTGGAGGAAGGTCATGGCGATCATCGGCCGCGAGATCAACCGCAGCGGGAAGCCGTTCGTCAACGCGAACGTGAAGTTCGACGCTCGCTGGGTCTTCGCGCAGGCCAGCGTGGACTTGTCCGACCGCATCGAGTGGGACACGACCGTCTCGTCCCAGCTGGTGGACACTGAGGCCCGCACCCGCCTGAAGATTCGCGCCGCGCGCGACTTCGGGATCGAGGAGTGGGACGACTTCGACCTCGGCACTCCCGGCGCCGCCGAGCGGGTGGACCTGATCCAACTCGGCGAGTACGCCGCGCGTGACACCTACTACACCTGGAAGATCGAGGAGGAGCACCGCGAGCAGATGTTTCTCACCGGCGACGATGAGCCCTTCGACTCCGACGACCTCCAGATGGCCCGCCTCGGGAAGGTCGCCACCTACGTAGCCATGCCTACTGTGAAGACGCTCACAAAGGTTGAGCAGCGCGGCTTCCTCCTCGACGTGGACTGGGTCCACGCCAAGATCGAGGAGATGGACGCCCTGCGCCTCAAGGCGTGCGAGGACATCCTCGGCCTGTACGGGACCGCCCCCGCCCCGGCGCCGGCGAAGGACGGCGTGACCACCGCCGCGACGTCGAAGTGGTTCCAAGGCTTCGTGGCCCAGGCCATCAAGGCCGGAGACCTGCGCGTGACGGCGCGCACAGACTCCGGCAACGCTCAGTGGAACAAGGCGGTCCTCATCGCCCAGCAGCGCCAGGGCAGCCCCGCCGCCGACGCACTGCTCCGCCACCGCGACGCGACGAAGACGCTGGAGTTCCTGCGCTCGTGGCTGGAGCTGCGTGATCCTAACAACGTGATCCACGCCACCTACAACGTCGGCTTCGTGAAGACCGGCAGGCTGAGCTCGAGCAACCCGAACGTTCAGCAGATATCGGCCCGACTGAAGCCGGCGTTCATCCCCCGTCCCGGGCACGTCCTGCTCGACCTCGACTACAGCCAGGTCGAGCTGCGGGTGGCGGCGTTCGTCTCCCGGTCTCAGCCGATGATTGAGGCGTTCCAGAGGGGTGATGATCTTCACAGACTCCTCGCCGCGAAGATTGCCGGCAAGGCGCCGGAGGACGTCACCTCCCTGGAGCGTAAGCGGGCGAAGGCAGGTAACTTCGGCCTCCTCTACGGAATGAGTCCGGGAGGCTTCCAGTCCTACGCCGCCACTGCCTATGACGTTTCTCTCACTTTGGCGGAGGCTCAGGCCGTCCACAGCGCGTTCTTCGAGATGTGGGACGGCATGCGCCAGTGGCACGAGCGCGCCAAGCGCCGAGCCTACGAGCGCGGCTACGTGACGTCCCCCATCGGGCGCACGCAGTGGCTGAGCGACCTGTACTCGAAGAGCTCGTTCAAGTCCTCCCACGCTGAGCGCAACGCTCTGAACAGCCCCGTGCAGGGCTTCGGCTCTGACCTCATGCAGATGGCCGCAGCGTCGATCATGGGCACGCTGCCCGGCTACCCGCTCCCTAAGGTCGAGGGTGCGCACGTCGTTGCCACCGTCCACGACGAGATCTGCATCGAGGTCCCGGAGGACCGCTGGCAGGAGATTCTCGTCGAGTGCAAGCGCCGCATGGAGGACGTGAACACCTTCCTGCGCCCGCTCGACTGCCAGATGGACGTCCCCATCGTGGCGGGCCCCTCGGCCGGCACCCGCTGGGGCGTGCACGACCTGCACGACGAGGACGACCCGCTCCCTGCCGTCTGACTGAGACATACGTCTCAAAACCTCAAACCTGGGAATACGTTGGAAACACTGAGCAAAACCCTATTCCCGCATCCTCAGAGACCCAAATCACACTACAAAACCACCTAGGAGACACCATGCGCAACGCACTTCGCGTCTACCCCGCCCGCAAGGCCACCTTCCAGGGCCGCCCTGCCGTCCAGATTCGCGACAGCAAGAACGAGATCGAGTACTTCGTCGAGATCACCGAGGAGCCTGACTCCTCGGGCCGCTACCACGTCGTGAACCTCCTGTGCCGCCCTGACGAGGGCGTCCGCTTCCCTGACAGTGTTCCCCACCGGACCCTCTGCGAGATCGCCGCAAACGTGCTCGAGAGGCGCGAGAAGCCTGCCCGAGGGGGAAACCAGTACCACGGGCTGCCTATCGAGACTCTTCGAGGGCTGATCGAGTCCGGCAAGACCCGCACCGATATAGCCAAGGACCTTGGCCGGAGCATCTACACCGTGGACTCCTGGCTCCGCAGGGCCCGAAAGCTCGACCCGACCTTCCCAGGCACGATGACGAAGACCGGCAAGCGCCGCCCGGCTCACAACGCGCCCCGCCGGAAGGCTGCCGGGCCTGCCGACGACCCGGAGCTGACGAACATCTGAGCCCCATTCGCGAGGGCCCCTCCCGGATTGGGAGGGGCCCTTTTGCGTGCCCTGAATCACATCTAAGACGGCCTGACACATGCTGAGACAGTTGTCCGCATAGTGAGAAAGTGAGAGCGGTCACGGCGTTTTAAGCACGGTCGGGAGGGTAACTAATACTTATGTCAAAGTGTATGACAAGTTACATGGTCATCCTTGACTCGGGCGTGTCGCAACCGCAACTTCCGCGTGTCGGGCCCCATTACTGGGATTAATCCGTATGCCTACATACTATTCCCAGATATGGGTGTGATGAATGT